GCACATACAGCGAGTAATGCGGTTACAAGACCTCATCTTGCAACTATTTCGCCCAGAAGGGCTACCTCGCCACGCTTAGAAGAAACAACTTAGGGAAAAATTTCCCCCCTAACTACGTCAGGGGTTCTGGGAAACCTATAGTTTCTAACGTAGCTAGGACCTAGCGATATGACTAGGCGGTGCGCTGCAACACCAATTAAATGTTTATAAAAATATGTATCTATTCTATTGCGAGATCAAAACATTTTAAAAAAGATCTCTTCTATGGGGGTGTAGGAGGCACAGTGGGTCTCAACACCATCTGGGGAGCACCAATGAACATAAACAGATTGAAATCATCACCAACAGCTCCATAACGTGCTATAGATGCTGATTGTACAGGAACTGCACCATCACTATACATAGAAATTTTCCATCCCAGCTGTCTAGTATTCACTCCAAATCGAATAAGAGTCTCAGCGAATCTTGTTGGAAGATAACACGGAATTTCAACTTCTAATGTTCGCCCTGTAGCATCATTGCACATCGTTGTTCCTGACCACGATTCATCTTGAAATGCTGCAAGAATATTCAACTCTGTAGATTCATACACCAAATTCCCATACGTAGTATCAGGAAGACGAGACACGGAATAATTCACAGGAAAATTCCCATTAGGGACAAACTTATACCTGCGACTGCCTCTCCAACCAATAAAACACTGAGCCACATACTGTAGCATCGTTAAATTACCTGTAATATCTCCACCAGGTTGAATTCCACGATACATAGGATACATAACTCTCCGATGCTCATTGTACTTGAAGGGCGCAGTGGTATTAAAATCAAACCAATGCATTTCCTCCAAACAATATCGCTTCAACAAAGTGCGAAACGAATCGATTGGATCTCCATGCATAAACATGGCCGATTCCACCGCTGGCAAAGAGCCCATGGTTTGCTCGGGATTATCCTCCATGGGCATATTAGTCTCCTTATCGTCACTGATGGTACCTGGGTCCACTGGACCAGCTTGGGCTTGATAGGTGTCATCTCCTGATCTCGCAGGATAGGTGTCGTTGGTCCAGGGAGACATCAAATTAATCTTGTCAGCATCTGGCGCAAACACTTCCAATTCAGGAAAAGAGATCCACACATTAACGGCTACAGGGTCGGAGGTGTCTGCTGAACAAACAAGTTCATTTAACACTGAAATAGTTATTCCTCCATTATGTTGAAGCGGAAAAATACCAGCTTGAGTGCCATTAATATACGTACTCGTCGTTGGGATACCACCGCCTACACACGCAGGTGATGGTGAACCCCATCCTATATCAAAAGTGCAATCACGATCCTCTGCAATATCAATGATATGGTTCCTGGTAACCTGGGTTTGTATTGGTGACAAACCCTGGCGTGAATCCCAGGTAACCAACAACCTGCCTTTATGGAACGCTGAACTAACCACCTGCACACGTATTCTCATCACTCCACGCCAATAATCAAACGGATATGCAACCATGCTACATGGCATGAATGTTACAACACCCGTAGACTGTGGAAGGACTCGATTACCTACCAAGAAGTGGTTCGGTGTCACTGCAAAAGATGTAATTACTGTTCCAGTTTGCGCTGATAAAACCCAATTGGCATCTTTGATGAACAAGCTAGGGCGTGCTGCCAAAGTCGAAAAAGCCAACTCATCTGCGGGGCCGCACCCCGTAGTCATTGGATCCAATGTAACTTCTCGTTTAGCATTAAACCCGAGTGAAACAGCAGTGTCTAAAGTATCTGTTGTCGCAAGCTCTAGTGCTTGGTTTATGTTAACGCGCTGAGTGTCAGTAACAATGCGCGGCTTACAATATCCAAACATATTAGCAATTTTCGCGATAGCAGATGCACCCATCTGTGACGCCATCGCATATCTACCAATCACTGGAACATTTTTTAACAATCCAGCAGCATCAGCAAATTTAGCAACGGGTTTAGATATAGGTCCTTTAGCATACTCATCTTGAGCTTCACCAGCTTGGGCAACTAATCCACCAATATTAACTTGAGTAGGAGATCCCAATACAACATCATCACACCAAGCAAAAATATTAATATCTACTCCTCTAGAAGTACTTGGATGGAAAAGACTGTTAATCTGGAGAACCCACAATTCACCCAACAAATCCGGATCATCGGCTGTCAAATCAAAAGCATCCTTATTATAAAAGAAAGGCAGCACCATCTCACCACCTTGAGAAGACGTGGGATCAAGCAACACATGCATACGCTGTGAAGCCTTAGCAACATCTCCCGCAAAAGTGATATCTGTAAAATTGAAATCAGCAGGCGGCTCCACTCCCCCTCCCGGGAAATATGAAGCCATACCCATTCCCCAATAAAAAGAATTGCCATTAATAAGAATCTTCAACTTGAGATTGCCTCGAAACGTTCGAAAATTGGACAAACGATTAGCGATCCGAGCATTACGCATCCATAACGTCCACGGGCTCATCTTCTGATCCAAAGAACCATTGATCGGCCATGTTCCTCCAAAAATCTGAACCGGTCTCTTAAAGAACGACTCAAAACTAGTCTCCGGATCATCAGCAGAACCTCTACTAGGGTCAAGTGAAGAACTCAAATGAGCGCCAAACCCTGGTGATTGATCTGTAAATTGGACTGTGGCAACCTGTTCTGTATTAGGTACTTTGACCATATCGAAATTGCCAACTTGTGCTTCCAGCGGGACATCCGTCCCTACCAGTTTTCTGTTGTCTGGCACAACGTAAGGGTCCTGTTTTGACTTTGAGTCAGGACTTGAACTCTCTATATATTCTATGCCGGAAGTCTATAAGATGTCAAGGGTTTCCAGCCACATGACAAATCCAGTTTATGACACGGTGTCATCTATGCGTTTTTAAGAAATGCAATATATAAACGTACAACGTAAAATATACAACACATCCAAATAAATTGTGTAATTTGGGCTAAAACCCATTCAAAACCACCCAAAACACAAATATGTAAAACAAATATATATTCAAACCACGTCAACTTACGTGGAACAAATTTCACCTTTCCCTGGGCTATCTTCGTATGAAACCAAAAGAGAGGAGCAATCCCCAAGAGCTTAAAGGTAATAGGCCACTCCCACCACAAAAAATCAATGGATCCATTACAGTGTTCATAAATGGATTCCGAGACGGGAACCATCTCTTCGCCACAAAACGCCATAGCAGCAGACTGCATGTTTACCCAGCACATGGCAGTGGCTAACGCAGCTACCTTATGAAAACTAACCATATTCATGATGAAAGTCTGCCTCATATTGGCAATCCTAGTTGCCATGTCCAAAATAGGCTCATGCAACATTAGGTCCTCTTCCACAGCTATCACACCGTTTTGGAAGTGAGTGTATGACCAATCCCTCAAGCATTGGAAAGTAGGCCGACGAAAATCGTACCCAAGAGTCAAATTAGTGTACCGAATATAATCAATATCTGCAGGTGTCAACCAGTAAGAATCAAAAATGTGCCACTTACGGCAAAGCGGCAAACTATTCCTAGTTCTCACACAGTCAATAGCAGCAGATGTTAAATCACCTCGATATACATGAGGGACATGATTCTCAGGTTCCCACACACGATCAACCAATTTCACTCCGAACTCAATTTCAATTTCCGAGTAGTGTCTCACACCATCAACAGTTCCAGCCTGACATTCCAATCTCTCAAGAGCAGCATCATAAGTGCACGTAGTGCGCTCATACTGCTCCTTTATATCACTTTCTGTAAAAGGCTTGAAATAGTCAATGACTTTATGACCTTCCGGATCTCGCGTCTCACGAGCAATGTCGAGAAAAACTGGCAAATACTTGTAGTACTCATCGGCACCGTGGAAATACAGCTCTCTCAAAGCTCCATTCAAGTTTGAAGCACAAATCTCGGCCATCGATTCGCGTTGACCTTTCTTTGGTTTGTGGGTCATTGAAAGCGACTTGAAAATGGATTCCTTCTCCAACGCACCTATCACCTTATGAAGTTGTGGGTGCTTGTGAAAGGATCTTTTCAAGAAAGAAATATCCTTCAGTTCCTTGAAAGGTACCTCTGGTTTCTTCTTATTCGCATCTGTATATCCCACTCCAATCTTGGCCAATTCAGCATGAACAGATTGCATGTTGAACTTCTTCTCTTCAGGAGACACATTGAAAGCATTATCGTCCCCATAAGTCATCAGTGCGACAACCTCATGGAACAATTTGATTTTCCCAAGCTCACTCACTTTGTGTAATGAATAATACACATACCTCATGTAAAGGATATTGCACAAACTATTAATAATCACAGTGAGAGAGTGTCCTGAAGGATTGGAACCAAAGGCTTCATAAATCAAGCCATCAGATTCATATATGGGAAACATGCTTTCAGTTGCAAGTCCATCAAAAGCAGCGATCAACGTCTCATCAAACCAGCTTTTTCAAGCATAGTTCGGATGATATCAAAAGATCCCTTTGTGAAATTGGCCCGCAACCAAGTGTCAAACTTCTCGAAATCACCATCACCACAACGATCGAAACCAAACTGACTCATGTACTTGTATAACCACTCCCAGTCTTTACCTGTAGCATCAATACCGACTGCACTCTCAAAGACACCTGGAAAGTGCGACATCATATTGATAAGTGGTAAAGTAAGCATACGACACAAAATAACCATCGTAACTGGCGCACCAGCAAACGCACGAATTTTATTATCTTCTGCTTTCTTCCACGTAACAGGTTCATCCTTGAGATTTAATCGAAAAATCAGATTGGCTCGACGACCATCAGCGAATTTCTCCAACACCTCCTCAAGCTCGGCTTCTACATCAAACTTCTCCTTATCAAATTCAATCGTGTACTTGTAAACAGTTTTTCCATCAATCACCTCTTGTGTAACAAATTTAACTGTATCAAGACCCACAATGTCCTCTAACTTGTTTTTCGCGAAGAATTTCCACTTAGGAGAGTTCAACCAAAAACCCATTGAAGTTTTAGGATTGATGGGATCAAATCCTTTAACTCCAGGCTCACCACTAAGCGCCACCTCCAAAGGAATAGGATGGACAAATTGCATAAACTTCTCATTGAAGACCACTTCAGATAACTTCATTTTAAAGTCAGCAATCGCCATCTTGACGTACTTTGGATTGGGAGGAGGGAGTTTCTTGCTCACATTCAACAAATGTCTCCTACGAGATGGAATAGCTCCCTTCTTTGGTGGTGCAGTGTGTGTAGGCTCAAAGCCAAGCTTCTCCTTAAGTGCAGGCAACATTGGTGACTCCACAATATCGCTCTTAAATCGCGACAGTGGAAAATTGTGTTGACCATACACTTTGATGTTTGCATCTGGGTCGTCAATATAATGTACCGGACTCCATGGGTGTACTTGAGGTCCAACCTCCAAGCTTCTTCCATATAGAACCTCTGGTAAATCCTCCTCGGAAGCTACTTGAACGCCTTCAAAGGTAGGAATCATTGTTCGATCCAGAAGTGCAGCAGCACTACGATCACCTTGACCAGCGACATGCATACCAATGAGAATTGGATTACGCCCCGCCAAGAAAATCATTGAACCACACTTGCCTGCATGATTTGGAGCCTTGAAACTCATCAAATCATAATCACCAACAGGCACACCTTGGAAACTCATGCTTTCTCTCTTTATCTCTTCTATCTTAGAAGTTTCTTTCATGTCGGAAGGATTTCGATGTTCTTTCTCACCGAAAGCATACTCCTTATGTAGATGGTAAATGAAAATGGGGGCTCCTTTTTCGACTGTAAAATTGGAGAGATCATCCACCATGAATTTAGAGAACGGCTTAACGGATCCACCATCCGGAATTTCCATAAAAACGATATCCGCATCATCTGCCCACCGCAGATTAGCTTCGTTTAACATAACATCAAATTTCTTCACTCCAGTGCCAGGATGACGTTGAAAACTAGCTAGATAGGTCTTACCTCGCTGGAACTGATGGGCTGTAGTGGCCCATACAATTCCTTCAACTGGAAAAGCGTTACACCAAAACCTTTTTCCAATAGGCTCATATGTCTCCTCATTAATTTCCTGATATACAACAGCATACAAATTGTTGTCTATTGCTCTCTCAAGATCATCAATTTTTGAAGACACACTAGCTCGTGGAGCTGGACTGTGTTGGGTGTAAACTTTCTGGTATTTGTTGTCTTTTTCGACAAACGTCTGAGGATTTTGGCCAGCAGCTTGGATCTTCGAAAGAATGGCACCCTGGCCTTGAATTGGCCTAGAGAATTGACTCATAGCCATCCCAGCCAGGCCCATTGCTGCAAACGCTCCTAGGACCTTGATCCAGGTATCTACCTCAATTTCTTTAGCCTTCCGCACAAGTGGTGCGCATGAATTGCACCCTTGCATTACAAGCCTATTAATTCGGGATAGATAGGACTCTTCTTCCTTTTCCTCAGATTCGAGCAAAAGACGGGTAATCCCGTCTTTGCCTTCGGGGTCGCACTGAAGGTATGGAGAAGGGTCGACTTCCTTTTTCGGGTTCCAGAAAGGTCCGGCTTGACATTCCAGTCGATCATTATCCTCCATCATTTCCTGATGGTATTCTCGAGTCTTCTTAGCTAACAATTCACGTTCCTCCATCTCCTTGAGTCTCTTTTCCGCCTCAGCATCCAAATAATCAGCCATAACATTGATCACATCATCCTCAGCTTCAAGGGGGACATCATTCTCATCAACGGGCTTGCCATCAGCATTGAAACACTGTTTTCCTTCACATCGACATTTAACACATGGGTGAGTGAACAGGGGATGCTCACTACAATGAGGACGCTTGTGTAAATGCTTAGAGTTAGAAACAATCATGTCTTGATCATCCAAATGTCTCTTTGAATCGGCGGCAAGAAATTCCATCAACTCAATAATGTTCATCCTCTGTCCATAGGGAACGAACACATAATTGTCAGCCATCTCATCCATCGTGTTGCGAACAATCTTAACACGATATACAGAGAAGTCCCACGCATCGGGGTAAATATCCTTCTTAAATCTATTATCCAAAGTGCCTTCTGCATTAGCACAATCAGGCTTCAAATGAGGCTTGATCACAACTTCGAAGCGGCGCATGATAGACGCAGGATTCACTGAGAAAAAGGCAGAATGCAAGTGATCCGTGTTGGATGTCACTCCGACAACCTTTGCACGAATATCATTCTTTCCTTTCTTCTCAGCTTCAGGACTTAGTGCACAACAATGCATGGTGTTGATAAACTGAATAAGGATAAATAATGGATTGCCATCGGCCCTTTCAGGTTTGGTATTTCCAACATCATCAAAGATCACACAAATATGCTGCGACCTATACTCTGACTGATACTTGTCATTGCCATTAATTGTACACCAATATTCTTCACCCTCGGGTAAATCATTATGTTTGCACACAACATGACAAGCTAGATTCATGATGATGGACTTCCCTATACCTGATGGACCACAAACAAAAATACCATACGGCTTAACGCGCAGACCAGCTGCACGCCATCCGGCTTGGACATCATTTGAAAGCTTATTGAGACGGATAATTCGGGAGTGCATTTCAGCAGCTAATTTCTTGTCTTTCGTAGTCTTATGAATCACCGAGTGTTCATGAGTGACTTCAGTCAAATAGACAATAATCGCTGCTTCATTTTTCACGCCGAATTTCCTCATCGCGGAATCCATTCCACCAGTCACATTCAGATGCACCATTTCCAAACAATTCCGAAAACGCTCATCCATATCACAGAAATCCTGATCATGCATAAGCAATGACCAATCATCCTTGCGCACAGCGGGAATGACTGAGTCAATCATCCAGTCAATAGTGGAAAAAATGTGGTGCAAAATAGAAGGGTGATCTCGCTTAATGGCATGTACATGGAATGCACCATAAAATTCCTTTCCAATAACGGATTGACAATCCTTAGGTAACATCCCTGACATGATCAACAACGAAATTAAACCTCCTATTCTTTTTCCGAAGGGTCCTTCTGTCAACGTGGACCAGTTAGACTCAAACCAGCCAGCCTGGCCCTCCAACTTGACGTCTTTGTCATCCGAATCCTTTGTCAAAATCGTCACCATCATATCATGGATCTTCAGAAATAACGATTGATTAGGAATCCAAGTTTTCAAAAACATAGCAACAGGGACAATCATATCTGCCAAACGTTCACGTGTTGATAAATCATATAATAACAAAATCAACGACTCAACTCGTGAAACAATCGACTCAACAAAATCATCCTCTGCTTGCATCCTCATCAATACTTGGATACGTTCCTTCATTTCAGATAACTTACTCAACAAAGATCCTACTTTTCCGGCTGTTTCACGGAACTCACGGATCTCATCAATAACACCCGCCTGGGCGAAAACTCCTCCTTGATATTTAACATCTCTAGCTTTTACTTTAAGCTCTTGGGCGCTAGCCATTGCGCCAGAGATAGAGAGATACGATAATGCATATTTAGAGAACTTCATGATTAAATAAAAGTTCCCCCAAATACGCTTGATCGAAATCTCCCTTAGGTGTGACCTTGAGGGAAAAAACGCTCAAACGAGCCGCCACGTAGGTGGTTGGAGTTCATCCCAACTAGTTTAACCTTCATAGGAAGCTACTTCCCAAGATCGTAGAAACTTCCTCAGGCTAACATACATGAAGCTTTCACCACGTACCCACTAGAGCAAGCTCTTCAAGTGGACATACGTCGATCTTCCTAGGTAGCTCTCACTACAAAATGTATCCTTCATGCAGTCCCGTGGCCAGTCCCAGCATCTGTATCCCCAACCTCAAGAACATAAGAGGGGGGGTATAGTCTAACTACTAAACAGACCTGGTACAGGGGGGTTAAATAAACTAAATTTGGCGTCTGCGTGACGCAGGATTCGAACTAAAAGTGCGATCCCATAACGTCCAGTTCTCTGGCATATTCTATTCGACTATTACCCTTTCGAATTGACAGTACAGAAGGGTGGCAAAGCTAACGGCTCTGCTCGTACCTAAATTAGCAAGGTTTTTAGCAATTGGAAGTATATCCTTCTTTCAAAGAAAGAAGACATGGACTTGAATTAATGTCAAAAAATTCACACCATCGTTTTGGTTCACTGGTGACAAAATTGTTGCCAGCTAGATTAAAATCCAATATATCTTAAGACAAAAGTCTTGGGTTTGATTATACACAATATCGTCAAACAACTACAATGGTAAGACTTTGGAAAAGTGCCGTGGCACCGAAATATGAAAAATCAGATACTCGGTTGCTTTTCACAAAGAATTAGCATAAATAATCGTACAACTTAAGCTCGACCAAATCAAAAGGTCAGCTATAACACGCTACGGG